CCTCGAAAAATCCCCGGGGGGATATTTTATATTTTACCTACCCCTCCTTTAGCCTGCTATTATGGGCTAAGGAACGGTAGCAGAAAAGTATAGCAAATGTCATATGAAACATATTTTTCTTTTTTTAAAAAGTAAGACAAACCAGTCACAAACTATAGGAAAGGGAGTGCAAAGTGAATGGCTGGAAAGCAAAACTTATCTGCTCCAGTCAATTCACGACGAAGAGCACCAGCGGTAGATCCAGAGGCTCGTGAGAACCAGATGATTGCTTTGGCGATCGATGCAGCTGAACGAGATCTACTTAGCGCCAATCCTTCAAAGCAGATAGTAGTCCATTACTTGAAGCTAGCAACTGTTAAAACTCAGTTAGAGAAAGAAAAACTAAAAAGAGAAAACAGATTACTCGAGGCAAAAACTTCCTCTTTGGAATCTCAAGTACATACCGAAGAGTTGTATCAGCAAGCTATCGAAGCTATGGCTTCATATTCTGGAGGTTTCCGTCAGGAGGCAGAGCCTGGTAGCTAAAGGAGCGAAAGTTGAATGGGAGCATTACGATGTTACCGTGAACTTAAAAGATTGTCAACTTTTGAAGAGCGCTATGAGTATTTGAAAATTGGTGGGCTCGTCGGTGAATCGACATTTGGCTACGAAAGATTTTTGAATCAGATGTTATATACATCACCACGATGGAGAAGTGTACGCGATCAAGTTATTATCCGAGATAATGGCAACGATCTAGGCCTCAAAGGTTTTCAAATAAATGATCATATTATAGTGCATCATATGAATCCCATTACTGTGGAACAAGTTGAGGAATCTGCAGCTGAGATATTTGATCCAGAATTTCTCATTTGCTGTTCAACTTTAACACACAATGCTATTCATTATGGAGATCGTAGTCTTCTTCCAAAACTTCCTATTGAAAGAAGACCTAACGATACTTGCCCATGGAAGTGAATTGGTTTAAGTAGACCACACTTCCCGCGGAAGGAATCACCTTCCGCTTTTATGATGATCCGAGCATAGATTGCTCACATTAATTAAAGGAGGGATGGAATCATGCGTTGGCTTGCACATTATGGAATCCTTGGTCAACGGTGGGGTCAACGCAGATTCCAGAACTCCGATGGTACTTTAACAGAAGCTGGCAAAAAACGTTATAGTCAAAATTCACAAAAACAGAAAACTATATTTGTATCTGGTTCTTCTAAAACACAGGATACAAATTCAATATATTATAGAAAAGAATTACCAATAGAAATCAGAAATGAGCTGATCAAAAGCATTGCTTCGGGAGACAAAATTGTTGTAGGCGATGCACCCGGAATTGATCGCCAAGTCCAGGATTTTTTAAAATCTCAGGAATACAATAATGTTGAGATATATGGACCTGGAAAAGAAGTTCGCTATGTAGCGAATAAAGATTGGAAAACAAACCCGATTGACGATCCCGAGCATGAACCATATTCAAAAGAGTGGCTGGCTAAGAAAGACGAATTTATGACAGCCATTTCTGATAAAGGCCTTGCTGTGATTTTAGATGAAGGCTCCTCGGCTACTAGAAAGAACGTGGATCGACTTCTTTCTCAAAATAAAGATGTCCAAGTATTTATGCTTGATAAAGATCATCATGATCGATGGACTGATCCAGATATGGCAACATCTCCTGCAGAATTAGTTCGGTCAATGCATAAAAGGATTAAGTATAAAGATTTTGATAAGCTAATGAGCCCACAGGAAGTCGCCTCTAGTAATAGCGGATCTTGCCATGATCAAGTAATGTATGAAATACAGAAGCTTAAAAATTTAGGCCTATCACCAAAAGCTCTATTTGTAATGGAATCCGCTGGTCAACAGGGAGGCATGACTCATAGTTTAGTTTATTTTTTTTTAAAGGCAATAAGGTATACTGGGTTGAAAATGCTTGGCAGAATAAAGCAGGCGTTCGCGAATACAATAGCCTTGATGACATTAAAAAAGAAATTAAACAGGCCCATGCTTCTGGTGAGTTTGGTAATAGCACACAATATTCTGATTTATTATTCGGCGATTTTAATGCTGAAGCTCAAAGAGTTGGAGAAGATCTTCAAGAATTAGTTGATAAGATTAAATGGCATTGAGAGGTAAAAGTTATGCTTGCTCTTGCTAAAGTCGAAGAATGCCCTTTTTATGGCATGTGCGAAGAATGTCATCCTGAATCTGCAATGCAGAAAAAACGGGAAACTTGTAATGATGAAAACTGCCATGATTGCTTAACTTATTGGGCTTTTCATGACGGTTATTATGCTTTAGACGAGGAGTGAGTACTTTGGAATATTTAAAGCAGGATAGCATTTTAACTACAATTAAGAAAATGCTTGGACTTAATTATGACTACACAGCTTTTGATGCAGATATTGTTGTGTTTATTAATTCCGCTTTGATGGAATTAAATCAGTTAGGTGTTGGACCTAAAAAAGGTTTTAGAGTTAGAGATTATTCTCAAACGTGGGGAGAATTATTAGTCAACGATGTAAACCTAGAATCTGCTAAAGATTTTATCTATCTTAATGTAAAACTGAAATTTGATCCTCCCGCGCCATCTGTTATTTCTGCATATGAGCGAGATATTGCTGAACTGAAATGGCGTCTAAATGTTCAGGCTGAATCTGTAGAGACTTTTGACTTTGTTAGCAATGGTGAATCTAGAATTCTTAGAACAAAAGAGGGACTTGACTAATGAGCAATCAGAATTCAAGCTTACAGCATTATGGCATCAAAGGTCAGCATTGGGGTGTTCGGAGATTTCAAAATGAAGATGGTACTTTGACTGCAGAAGGTAAAAATCGATATCGTCGTCATTTGGATTCTGCAGATATTTTAGATAAAGAAGATCAAATTAAAAAGCCTCAAGAATTAAAGTATCATGTTGAAAACAAACAAGAGATTCTTGAAAAATTTAAGCAAAACCCTAACTCTTCTGATGCAGAATTTGAGCAATGGTATAATACTCGTAAGAAGTATCTTGAAGATACTATTAAGAATACTCCTCGAGACATGGCCTTTAACCAAAAAATGCGTCAGTTTTTGGATACTAACGCTTCTATAACTGTAGATTCTTTGCGAAAACAGATTCAAAAAACAGCCAAAGAAACGGGTTTAGATGCTGACTGGGTTGCAAAATATTATGACGAAAATCTGGATGAAATTTTAGGAATTAAGTAAAAGGAGTAAGTCAAAATGCTTTCAAACACGGCAACACCGTATTATTATGGGTTGTTCCGTGATAAGGTCCTTCGAGGAGAGATTCCGGTCTGTAAAGAGATCGAGATGGAGATGTGGCGCATCGATGATCTTATCCGGAATCCAAGTATCTACTATGATCCAGAGGGAATTGAAGGCTTTATACGCTTTTGCGAAAACGAATTAACATTAACTGATGGCTCAGATCTAGATTTATTAGATACTTTCAAACTTTGGGCCGAACAGATTTTTGGTTGGTATTATTTTATAGATCGTAGTGTGCCCGTTCCTAATGAAGTAGGAAGTGGGGTGCATTACGAAACTCGTCGAATTAAAAAGCGATTAGTTAATAAGCAATATTTAATAATACCCCGTGGCGCAGCTAAGTCCATGTATGGAAGTTCCATTCAGGCTTATTACTTAATGGTGGATACATCTACAACCCATCAGATTACGACTGCTCCTACAATGAAACAGGCTGAAGAGTTAATGAGTCCCATTCGTACTGCAATTTCTAGAGCTCGCGGCCCATTAATGAAATTTATGACTGAAGGTTCACTTCAAAATACCACTGGTAGTAAAGCTAATCGGCAAAAACTTGCAGCAACAAAGAAGGGTATTGAGAATTTCTTAACTAATTCTTTACTGGAAGTTCGGCCGATGAGTATCGACAAACTTGAAGGCCTTCGTTGTAAGATTGCAACTGTAGACGAATGGTTATCTGGTGTTATCCGTGAAGATGTTATCGGATCTATTGAGCAGGGCGCTAGTAAGAATGATGATTACTTAATCGTAGCTACTAGTTCTGAAGGCACTGTAAGAAATGGTCCTGGTGACACCATTAAAATGGAGCTTGAAAGTATTCTTAGAGGAGATTACTATAATCCTCATGTCAGCATTTGGTATTATAAACTTGATGACATCAAGGAAGTATCCAATCCTGATATGTGGATAAAAGCAAATCCTAATATTGGCAAAACTGTAACCTATGAAACATATCAGCTCGATGTAGAAAGAGCAGAGAAGGCCCCTGCCAATCGAAATGATATTCTGGCTAAGAGGTTTAATATCCCTTGCGAAGGTTTTACATTTTTCTTTACATGGGAAGAGACCTTACCGCACAAGAAACGTGATTTCTGGCAGATGCCTTGTGCTCTTGGGGCTGACCTTTCTCAAGGTGATGACTTTACAGCATTTACATTCTTAATTCCACTCGGTAATGGATCCTTTGGAATAAAAACACGATGTTACATTACTTCTTTGACACTTAATCGACTACCAGCTGCTATGCGAATGAAATACGATAGTTTCATTAATGAGGGCAGTCTTATAATTATGGAAGGTACCGTTCTAGATATGATGGACGTTTATGACGATCTAGATCAGTATATTATTTCATGTCAATACGATGTCCGATGCTTTGGCTTCGACCCATATAATGCAAAGGGCTTTGTAGAAAGATGGATCCGAGAAAATGGAGAATTTGGTGTTGAAAAAGTAATTCAAGGGTCTAAAACAGAAAGTGTTCCCCTTGGCGAAATTAAGAAATTAAGCGAACAGCGTATGCTTATTTTTGATCAAGATCTTATGACTTTTGCGATGGAAAATACTGTGGCTATTGAAGACACAAATGGCAATCGTAAATTAAGTAAAAAGAGATATGATCAAAAGATCGATGCAGTTGCTGCTATGGTTGACGCCTATGTAGCTTATAAATTAAATACTGATATGTTTGAATGAGGTATATTTATGCTTTATGAATCTGATCAGGATAATCGTTTTTTGATGCATCATGGCGTCCCTGGTCAGAAATGGGGCGTTATAACTAAAGAGTATCAAAAAGTCGGATATGACCATCGTTATGACCATACGCAGTTTAAAAATGGGCAAGCTCAGGCCGTTTTGAATATGAAACGTCGCCGTCAAGCTCAACGATATCAAGAAGAACAATATCGTCGTCGTGCTGCTGCTTTTGGCCGTAGGGTCGGAGATAACTTTTTCTGGCAAGCTCGTCATAATGAAGAAGTCCGAAGGCGCGAGGCCCAAAAACAGAAAGAGCCCAAAAAACCGGATATTATTGATAAAACGATAGAAAAAGCAGCCGATTATTTTGGTGTCAAGGAATATTCACAATTGGCCTCCAATTTTTTAAAGGATCAAGCTAAAAATCTAGCTATAGATCAGGTAAAAGGATTAGCTAATAAGGGAGTTACTTATATTAAAGGAACTAAAGTATTAGGTACTATTTTATCTTTACCTGCTAAAATCTTGGGAAAACCAATTGCCAAAGCCGCAAATGTTGCCGCAAATGCTATGGACCCTGCAAATGTCGTCAAAAATGGGGCTAAATTTGTTGGTAAAACTGCAAAAGCTGTAGCATGGGATGCACCTAAAATGCTTCATAAAGGAATAAAATGGCTCGAAAAGGGTGGCTATAAAAAGCTTAAAAATATTGCACAAACTATTTCTAATGGCACTAAATTTGTGGCCAAATATGCAGGAATGGCCTCTAATTTCTTATCCAAAGCCACTGCTACAGGATCTAGGTTAGCAAGTTTAGGCATTGGGCAAGGTAGTAAAGTGGCCCAAGTTGGCGCTCAATATCTACAGAAAGGTGCAACTGCGTTAGTAAACCTTCTTAAAAAAGTCCGGTAAAAAGGAAGTGAGTATTTTGCATTATGAAACAGATTCTTTAACCCATTATGGAATTAAGGGCCAGGCATGGGGCGTACGTCGATTTCAAAATGAAGATGGTAGTCTTACAGAAGCCGGCAAACAGAGATACGGATATTATGACAGACCTGATGGAACCAAAGATTATAATCGCTTGAAAAAAGATGCCTCCGATGATGCCAAAGAGTATGCAAGAGCAAAAGCTTATTATGGCGAAGGTGCAGGAAATCGAAGAAAGCAGATTCGCAATAAAATTTCTGAGCGTATGAAAGATCCAGATTATAAAGCTGAATTTGATCGTCAGATGAAACAGCAGAACATGGAAGAGCATCAAAAGGCAGCAAATCGAGAACGAAAATGGGAAGATACGAAAGAAACTGCAGCTAAAACAGCTCGAGGAATCAAGAATATTCTTCTTGGTGTTGGTTCTGTTTCTCTTACTGCCTTATCTCTTTTTACAGCTGGTAAAGCTTTAGGCATTAATGATAAGATTGCTAGCTGGGGAAAATCATTATTATCCAAAATAGGTATATTTAAAACCACGGATAGTTATTCAAGTGATAATAATTTAAAATTCGATAGAAACGGTCGCCCATATTATTAAAAATAAGGAGGTAGCTAATATGGCTCGTTCACTGCAGGAATGTATTGAAATTTGTAAGAGCGAATATCCGGACTTCACTCCTTATAAATATGCGGAGGCCGGGACAGTTTATATCTTTCAATTAATCCTAAAAAATGAAGATCCTGAGCATTCAATTTCAGAATACCATGCTGTAGATTCTTCTAATGGTCGTATAAGCGGTGGCTACTCTTCTATGGAAATGGCCAGTAAAGAGTGGTTCCGAAAACTTTGGAATAAGGCTAAAAATGTTGATGAAGCAATTAGCCACCAGTCCCTTTTTAAGAAAGCCCCCGTAGGCTCCGACGGAAAGACATGGGCTATAAGAAGGAGCACTAATGATACGGAATTAGCTCATCATGGTATCAAAGGCCAGTCATGGGGAGTACGAAATGGTCCTCCTTATCCATTAGATGCAGATGTCCATAAACGGGTTGTTACTGGCGAAAATCAGGTTAAAGAAAAAGGACTAATTCCTGAAATTATTGGTGGTGCCTTATTACTATTCGAGGCAGATGCGGCAATTGACGGACCGATTGCCAAGACTATTCGTCGAATTAAACAAAATAAAAGTACAGCTGAAAGTAAAGAGCTTAATGATGTCTTGATCGGTGATATTGCGGAACATGTTGATTTCTCGAATGATAATCCCCCACCGATTATTAAAGGAAAGCACTCAGTTGAAGATGACATGCTTGCCATAAACCCTAATTATAGGGGAGAGGCAGTTCCTGGAACAACTAATAATTGCGCATTATGCTCTTTTACTTATGACATGCGTCGTCGTGGATACGATGTTACAGCTAAACCGAGCATTCGAGGAAACTATGATTCTGTTCTAATGGCAGACTTATATAAGGGCGGTCATGTTGATAAGATCTCTAAAAATGATTGGACCTTTGTCTATGCTGAAGCTGCTAAAAAGTACCCCGATGGGGCTCGAGGTGTTATTGGAGCGTATTCTCAATTCGGCGGGCATGCCATGGCTTGGGAAATTCAAAATAATCAATTAGTTATCATCGATGCCCAACGCAATGTAAAATCTTCGCCTGAGGAACTGTCTACTTTCGGTTTCCAACCGAATAATGTAGAATTCATTCGTACAGATAATTTGGAATTGCGTACAGAAAATGTAGGTAAAGTTTGTAGCCAGTTAAAACCAAATTGGAAAGATACGGTTCGAGATAAGAATAAGAGCCGGTCTATGTACGAAGCTGATACAACGGCGAATAATAAGCGCATGACAAAGGCTGAGAAAAGAGCTGCATTAGCTAGAGTCTGGAAACAGGATCATGAAGGGCACACTTATGACAGTGATGCCTCTCGTAAAGCTATGGAAAATTGGATTGACAGTAATATGTGGTCACTTTTCGGTCATGAAGGTATGGTGCTAATTCATAAAGTTGGTGAAAGTAATAGCTTAACCCATTATGGTATTAAAGGTCAGCAATGGGGTGTTCGACGTTTTCAAAATGAGGATGGAACATTAACCCCAGAAGGTAAAGAGCGATACACTAATGCCAATGATCAAGAGAAGAAAGAGCATCAAACCGGAACTAATCGAAATGGCGACCCTGTTAAAATTGAAAAATCCGGTAGTTCAACATGGAAGTCTAATGAGGCTGAAGAATTAAGTGAAGCAGAACTTGATAGACGCAATCGTCGTCTACAAAAAGAAAAACAGTATAAAGATTTGACAACTCCTCAGTGGAAAAAAGATGTGTCTAATTTAGCTAAGGAAGCTGGAAAATTGCTGTTGTTTACTGCTGCTGTAACTCCCCTGGCTGTTGTTGCAAGTCGAAAATACAAATATGTATTTGCTAAAGCTCGCGATTGGCTTCATAAAATTGCAGGGCATCCGCTTGCGACGCCTACTAATCCCGAAACTTATTTTAATAGCGATAAGAAGAAGAAATAAGGAGGCATTTGAAAATGATTCGAGTTCCTCCATTTACATATATTCTAGGTCCGCCTAGATATATTGTATTTAGTAAGGGGGTTGATGCTTTTGGCTGATTCTTTTCTCTTAGCAGAAATGGACCAAAATGGCATGGGGATCGGTCAACGCTTAAAACACGCCTGGAATGCATTTACCGGAAAAAATCGAGAGCCACAACAGTGGCGAGAGAATTATGGACCCTCGCTTTTCAGTAATCCAGATCGTCCTAAATTACGATTTGGTGGCGATCGTACTACTTTAGCCGGTGTTTTTACTAAAATTGCAACTGATGTCGCTAGTGTAAAAATTCAGCATTCACGGATTGATAATGAGGATCGATATGTTGAGCCTATTAAGTCTGGTTTAAATTATTGCCTTAATACTGAGGCAAATATTGATCAGGCTGCTAGTGCTTTTAAAAGAGATCTTGTTATGAGTCTTTTAGATGAAGGCGTTGTTGGGGTCGTTCCGGTAGACACAACGGTAGATCCCGAAGATACTATGAGCTATGACATAAAAACTATGCGGGTTTCAAAAATAACAGAATGGTTTCCCCAGCATGTTAGACTCGATGTCTACAATGACCGAATTGGTAGAAAACAGGAAATTATTCTTCCTAAGCAACAAGTTGCTATCATTGTAAACCCCCTTTATGCTGTGATGAATGAGCCGAATTCTACATTGAAACGGCTTATTTATAAAATGAGTCTACTGGATTCTGCCGATGAACAGAATCTAAGTAGCAAACTCGATCTGATCATTCAGTTGCCGTACCCGATCAAGACCGAGCTTAGACGAATGGAAGCTGAAAAACGAAGAAAAGATATTGAAACACAGCTTACCACCAATAAGTACGGCATTGCATATACGGATGGTACCGAAAAAATAACTCAACTTAATCGCCCAGTCGAGAACAACCTTCATGAACAGATTGAGTCACTAACGAGTATGCTATACAGCCAGTTAGGAATGCCTCGGGAAGTCTTTGAAGGGACAGCCGATGAGCGAACTATGTTGAACTATTTTAGTCGCACCATTGATCCAATCGTATCTGCCATCACTGAAGAATTTAATCGTAAGTTTCTTTCAAAAACGGCACGGTCTCAACATCAAAAAATGTTGTATTTCATCGACACATTTAAATTAGCAACATTAGATTCTATTGCTGCTAATGGTAGTAGTTTGGCTGCCGCTGAAATTGTAACCAAGAATGAAGTTCGTGAGAAACTAGGGTTAAGGCCTGTCAATGATGAGCGTGCAGACCAGTTGATGAATCCGAATATTAATCCTCAAGATCCATCACAGATGCCACCTAATCCGTCAGATGATGCTCCGGCTGATTGGGAAGCAGAATACGAAACTACAGGTGCTGATAATACCACCATCGCGGATATGAAGGTAGCGGATATTCTGAATGCTTAAGAAAGGATACGAAGGTTATGAAAAAAGAAAAATTTGACTTCGGCGGATGGGCAACCAAAAATGATCTTCTGTGCGCCGATGGCCGAACGATTCGACGGGATGCCTTTAAAGACGACGATGGTCGGACTGTTCCGTTAGTTTGGCAGCATAACCATGATGACCCGACTAGGGTTATTGGACATGCTGTCTTAGAAAACCGAAATGAAGGCGTCTATGCTTATTGCTCATTTAATAATTCTGAACTGGGACAGCATGTTAAAGAACTTGTCTCTCATGGAGACGTAAGAAGTCTTAGCATTTATGCTAATAAGCTGAAACAGCGTGGCGGAGATGTAATCCATGGAATTATTCGTGAAGTAAGCGTTGTCTTGGCTGGCGCAAATCCGGGTGCAGTCATTGAGTTCCCGATCCTGGCTCATGGTGAGGAGAGCGAAGAAGAGGCTGTAATTTGGACTGGCGACGAAGAACTTTCTATGGGTATTGAGGAAACTGATGAAGATCTTTCCCATGCCGAAAAAGAAGAGCCTAAAGAAAAAGCCGAAGAAAAGGCCGAAGAGAAGAAGGAAGAGAAGAAAGAGGAACCTGCAAAGAAAGATGAAACCGTTCAGGATGTCTTAGACACTCTGACTGAAAAACAAATGCAAGTTCTTCAGTATCTGATTGGACGTGCTATTAGCGGTGAGGCTGAGCATGATGCCATGGATGATGACGAAGAAAGCATCGAGCATGCCGATGAGAAGGGTGAAACCGTTCAGGATGTGCTTGATACTTTAAATGAAACCCAGACGCAGGTTGTTCAGTATTTAGTCGGAAGAGCTTTAGAAGAAGCTGAAAAAGAACCGGCCTCGAAAAAAGAAGAGGAGAAACCGGTATCACATTCTATTAATGATGAAGGAGAGAATAAAACTATGGATCGTAATGTGTTTGATGTAGATGCGATGAAAGAACAGCAGGAAGAGAATGTTCTGACTCATGCTCAGATGGATACCATTATTAAAGATGCTAAGCGCCTTGGTACTATGAAGGCTTCAGTTCTGGAGCATAGTGCTGAATATGGCATCGATCAGATTGATTATCTGATGCCCGAGTATAAGGAAGTTAATGGCAATGGTGCGCCCAAGTTTATTAAGCGCGACACTAAGTGGGTTGCCAAAGTTATGGCTGGCGTTCATCATATTCCGTTCAGTAAGTTCAAGACCACGTTCGCGGATATTACTGAGGATGAAGCTCGTGCGAAGGGTTATATTACTGGCCATCGGAAGAAGGAAGAGGTATTTGGCCTGCTCCGTCGTACCACTGATGCTACGACCGTTTACAAGAAGCAGAAGATGGATCGTGATAATGTTGTCGAGATCACCAGCTTCGATGTTATCGCGTGGCTGAAGACCGAGATGCGGATGATGCTGGATGAGGAACTGGCTCGCGCCTTCCTGATCGGCGATGGCCGTGATCCGTCTTCCGAGGATAAGATTAATGAGCAGAATATTCGTCCGGTTCTCCGCGATGATGATCTGTTTGTTATTCATCAGCCCCTGGTTGTTGCTCAGGGACAGGAGCGCGCGGATGCCATTATTGATGCCGTTACGTACGGCTGGGAGAACTATCAGGGTAGCGGTAACTGCATTGCGTTTATGACTCGTCGTGCGCATAGCCAGTTTAAGCTCCTGAAGGATGGTATTGGCCATCGTATGTACAAGACTGATAGCGAAATCGCTAGCGCTCTTGGTGTTAAGGAAATCGCGTTTGTGCCTCAGATGGGTGACGCTTCTACGGTTCGTACCGCTAATGGCCATACCTATAAGCCCTGCGTGATCATTCTTGACCTGGAAGACTATACCGTTGGTGCTGATAAGGGTGGTAGCATCAATATGTTCGATGACTTTGACATTGACTACAACCAGATGAAGTATCTGATT